TTTCGCCATTGGCGACCATGCCCGCATAGCCCTTGGCGAGATTGTCCGAATAGGTGGTCTGAAGTTCGGCCATCGGTCAGGCTCCCTTAGTACTGGCTGGCGCGCGCGAAATCGCGGACGCTGGCGTTGTCGGTGTTCATTGCGCGGGGCGCTTTGATCGGGTCGTGCTTCGGCTCAACGGTCGCATCGGCGGTCAGCGCATCGAAGCGGGCCTCGATATAATCGTCGGACTTGTCGGCGACCTCTACGCCCTTTGCATCGCAGGCCATGCGACGGACTTCGGCAACGGTCTTGCCGGCGGTGTCGGGCAGCTTGTCGCCGCAAACAGCCTTTGCGCGGCTGACGACATCGGCCTTATCGTTTGCGAGCTTGTCGATTGCAGCCTGGTCGACCACCTTCGTTTTCAGTTCGTCGATTTCGGCATCCTTGGCGGCCATCGCCTTATCGTGGGCGGTCTTCGCATCGGACAGCGCGGTCTCGGCGGTGGTCGCCTTGTCCTGCAGCTTCGTAACCAGCGCCTTCACCGCATCGCCGTCATCCAGATCGACCTTCAGGCCGTCAAGCATGATGAAATTCATTCCCTTGATCCTCTTCAGGTCTTCAATTGCTTGGGGGTTTGCATCGCAGGCAGCAAAGCCGTTACCGCCGTCAGAAATTCGGCATTGGTCGCCCGCTCGGCCTCGGTCGACGAGCGCGATGTGATTGCCTCCGGTGATCTTTGACTGGCGCGCATCGCAGACGGTGCCGTCGGGTGCTTTGAAGTCTCCGAACTCCAGCTCGGCCGCATAGCCGTTCGAAAGCTCGCGCTTGCCGCGGTCGATCTTGTCGATGGCGGCCTTGTCGGTGACCATGAGGTCGAAAGAGAGATATTCGCCGTCCCGCAGCGCACCCATGATGGTCCCGCGTGCGAGGTCGCGCCAATTCGCCGACGTCACAGCCTCGGAGGGATGGTCGTCCGTAATCGGCTTGCCGATGAAGGATTGAACGGCCGATTTGTCGAATACCGTGTCGGCGTCGCGCAGTACGTTGACGATGGCCTTGTCGCGCAAGCCGTGCTTGTTTTCGGGGTCAACCTCTGCGCCGGTATATTTGTAGACGCCGGTTCGGGCGGCTCGTGCGCGAACGGCGAGATAGCCATCCTTCGTGCGCTTCGGAGCATCCAGCGTGAGTTGGTCCATAAACAACATGGACGTCGGGATATGTGGCAACTACGCTTGTCGTTACCGCCGTCAAAGGATCAATAATGCGAGCCTATTTAGCTGGATGGTACGACGACCAAAGGCCTATAATCTATTGCCGAGCTGGGCCGCCCGGATGCTTCGGCGCTGGAGATGTGGGTGGGACGAAAGTTCGCGCACTTTTGGACACTGGTTGCACAGGCGCCGCTTTCCCCGCGGCCCTAGCCGAATCGCTCAAGTTGCCGTCGGCCGGTACGGTGAATAATTTTTTCGGTAACGGGCACAGCGAATCTTTGTCCTACCACTCCGAAATCATGTTCGATTTGAACTTTCCGGACGGACGCCCCGCCACCTTCAAGGTCACCGATCTGGTGGCGACCACGATGGAAGTCACGGAGCACTTCGACATGATATTGGGAACGGGCGCGCTTCGCTGCCTGTCTATGAAGTTCCCGGCCAACTTTGCCCCGTTCCAGTTATGGCACGATTACCCCAATATCGGACCGAATTAGAATCTAAATCGCAATCACGCTCCGCGACCGACACCCACAAAACGGCAACTGCCCCGGCCTATCGTTCGGAGGCGCAGTGATCGCCTTCCCGTTGATCTTGCCCCCGACCTCGCCGGGATCGTCCGAATAGACCCGACCGTTGCGCGCCCGATGATCTTCGCGCGGGTGCAGTTTGCCCGAATGAAGCCACTCCCACTCCGACAGCCCCGCTTGACGTCGGCGCTCATCGGCCAGCGATGAGGTCAACTTCGCCAACTGATCCGAGGCAATGCGTCGAGCACGAGCACGCCCCATGCCCGCAACATCGCGGATCCGCTTGGCCACCTCATCCGCCGGGGTCCGATTCCGCAGCCCGTCGAACACAGCCTGGGACATCTTCTGCCGCGTCTCGTCGGACACGGATCGAACCAGCGCGACATTGTTGGCGATCGAGGTTTCGAGCGACATACGCACATCCGACGCGCCCAGCATGGTCGACAGGTCGACACGAGACGCAGACTGCACCGCGGCCACCCACTTCTGCCGATACCAGCGCTCAACGAACAGGCTCCACCGTTCGAGCGCGGGCTTGAGCTGGAAGAATATCGCGCCAGTCTGACGTTCGGCCTCGGCGAAGATGTGTTCGAGGTCGGTCAGGGAGTCTTGGGTTAGCTCGGACAGGGATCGGCGATATTCCTCGATCAATCGCGGTGCTGCTTCTTCCCATACCTTCACGACGTCAGCATAGGCGGCGTTGAACAGGTTCGTGGCGAACATGGCTGGGGGGCGGATGTCGCGGATCGTCACGCTTCGGCGCAATCCTGAGCGCTTGGCCATTTGGGCTAGGTTGAAGCGCATTAGGCCGCTTGACGAGAGGGCATTCCAATCGCGTCCATGATCTTGACCGGCTGCGGCTGGCTGTTGTCGAACACGCCAATGGCAAGCCGCCCGGAGTTCCAAGCAAAGCTGTCGAGGTTGGTTCGGTGCGTTTTGAGCAGCGGGTGCGAGGCCGATTGATGATGGCCGTGAACGATGTGCTTGCCGCTGCAATGCCCGATGTCGGGATGAAACTCGGCGTCGCCATGCTCGACGTCACCGGGGTAGAGCATCCATTGCAAGGTTTCGGCCTTCGCTTCCGTCACTGGCTGATCAAATGGAACGCCCGCATGGACGAAAATGCGGTGGGTATCCTCGTGCGTCAGGGGCAGCGCGCGCAGCCATTCCAGATGCTCGGCAGGAATTTTGAGCGGGAACAGGTCATCGCCGTTTTGATAGCCATAGCTTTCGAGCGTTTTTCCGCCGCCATTGCCGATCCACCAACGCATGATGTTCGGGTTTTCAAGGCATTCGAGCATCATCGCTTCGTGATTGCCCTGTAGGACGATCCACTCCCAATTAGGGCGCTGAGGTCCCGCCATGAGCAGGTCGATGATATTACGGCTTTGCGAACCGCGATCAACGAAATCGCCCAGCACGATCAACTTGCCGCCATCCTCCCCCGCGTCGCGTTCGATCAGGTCTATGGCACGACAAAGCAGATCGAACCGCCCGTGCAAATCAGCGATGGCGTAGGTGGGCTTCATTGCCCCTGAGCCTCGTCATTGGCGACGTCGGGCTCAAGATCGTCGTTTTTGTTTGCCTCTTCCGCCTCAGGCTCACCCCCGAACCGCTCATCCTCGGGAATCTCAGCCAACGCCCCTTCTAGCGCCGGCATCCACCCCGCCTCGGTAATCGTCGACTGCAGCCCCTTGTTGAACGCGATGTCCGGAACAGCGCCGGTCATCTGCAGCTTCTCGGCCGCCTCCATCGTGATCTTGAAGGTTTCGGCAACGGTTTTCTCGTCGGGCAGATCGAGCGGCGGGAATTCATACCAAATCTTCGCATCGGATTTGCCCAGCGCCGACGGAATCAGAAACCGGTCGAGCTGATCGAGGCAAGGGCCGGTGACCAGCGTCTGGCGGGCGCGGATCTGTTTGTTCCAGTCCTTCTGCTGGCTCTCCCCGTTCGCGTTCAGGCCCTCGGCGGCAGTTCCGAGTAGGCGCGTGGATGGGATGTCCGAAAGCGCGGAAGCCCACCGTCCAAAAGCCTCCATCACCTCCTTCATGCCCGTGAAGGTGTATTGAACGTCGTCGATCTGTTCGCCGGGGTTGTTGCTGTCCTTGCCCGATCCGGCGTCGTAGATCGTGGCATTGAACATGGACTCGCCGAGCGCGAATGTGGCGATGCGCTTCTGCACATCAGCCTCGCCGCCCGATGCGATCTGCTCCGACAGATTGGGAATGCCGACGCGGGTGCGCTGAGCCTTGTGGATGAGCGCGGCGAACGACGATCGGGCCGTGTCGCAGTCCTGCACGGCCGACAGCACGCGCTGGACCCGACTTTCGCCCCAGAACACGTCTTCGGCGCTTCCGTTGACGAGCCCCGGCACCTCGTCGGCCTTGAAGCAGATGACGCGCGACGGGTGCACGCGGACCTGACCCGATCCGGTGTTGAGCATCCACATGCGCGGGCCACCGAATAGCGGATCGAGCGGATTATCGACCCACTGGCCTTCCGCGGTCAGGTGGAAGCGCGAGACGACGTGGATATATTCGAGGCCGCCCTGCCCCATCGCCTTGACGTTAGCGGGCATGGCGGGATTGCCGGGCAGACCGAGAATGAGGGCGCCACCGCCGAGGCCGCGCAGAATCTCGGCACGCTTGATCTTCTGGGGGATGCCGAGCCGCTTTTCCTCAGCCCATATGGCGGACAGGTCTTTCGCGTCGCCCTTCCATTCGCGCCACTCGCGCACCGTGTCTTCGGCGGGAATGTCGATGATCTTCCGCATGAGGCCGGAACCGCGGTAGGCGTTCTCGATGTCGACCTGCGTGAGCGGGATGAAGCTATATCGGTTGGCTTGGCGCGGGTCTCCACGCGTGCCTGCACCGGTCAGGGCGTTCGATAGCCCGTCGAAGAAATTTCGCACAACGCCCATGGTTGGCGGTATCGTTTGAGGGTCAGGCGGACGTTACCGCCGTCAGAGGGGGGGGGATTATGGTGATCGTTCAAGCGCTGGTGACTGCGCTTCTCGCCGGCTTGTTTTCTGGCTTAGTCGTGTTCGCGCTTAATGAACGCAGGGATCGGGAAAAACTGTTGCTAGAGAAGGCAGAGCAGGCCGTCGAGGCATACGCGGACTGGGCAGATACACTATCCAATTGGCCGCTCGCCCATTTTGACATGTTCCGCGGCGAACGGGAAGAAGGCCGCGAAAAAACGTCAGAAGTTTGGGAGCTTTCTCGCACTCAGTTCCGGCGGGCGCGTATGTTGATTGGGATCTACTTGCCGGAAAAGCGTCATGTTCTCGGTGATCTGTACGCTGCCTGCAACGACATGATAACCCTTCGCCCCGAACTTTCCAAAGCGTCCATTGCGAACGAAGAAATGCCTGATCATGCAAAGGAAAAACTTACTGAATACGGCAAAAATATCGTGCGGGTCGGCCAAGCCTCTGTTGAGTTGCTGATCGGGGCTGCGCATTCAAGGGCTCACTCGCCGTTTCTTATCAGAAAACCAACTCTCTGGCGAAGACAAAGGGTTGAAGCGGCCTAAGCCATCGCCGCGAGATTGTAGGTGGCGGTGTTCCCCAGCATCAACTCGGTCAGCGCCCACACCAACGCATCGGCCCGGTCGGGTGAGCCGTCACCGACGTAGCCGTTCGCGGTGAAGTTGCACATCTGGTCTTCAAGATCGGGAAAGTCGCCGACGTGATGTACCCTGCCCTGCTCGTAGAGGGCCGACACGGGCTCGGCACGAACGACCTTTCCGCGCGACGCCTTGACCGCTGAATAGGGTATCTTCTTGTCGGCCGTCTGCACCGTGAAGCGCACCATGTCGCCGCCGAAGTTCGCTTCTCCGACGACGCGATCGGCCTCGTGGCGGTGGAAGACATCGACCGTGCGCCTGCCCCATCCTTCCGGCGACATCTGGCAGGTCGCATCTTCGAGCACATAGGCATGCCCGTCGACACCTAGCCCGACGGCGACAATGCCAATATCATCGCCCCCGCCATCGCCCTTCGTTCCTGACGGATCGACAGCTACCACGACGCGGCGAAGGTCGGGATGATCCTTCACCCTGAGCGCGTCTATGCCTGGCATCTCACGGCCATCAGGCGCGGTGCGCGTCTCGAGCGACCACAAAGCGCCGTTGACTTCGCTCGCCCACTCCCCGGCCTCGAACCTGAGACGCTTCGCCGCGGACATCGACGCCAGAACGTCGAAATACTCAGCGGGCAGGTTGTCGGCATTGTCCGACGGGTTCACCTTCATCTCGGCATAGTCGTCGGGGTTCGGCAGCGGCTCCTTCGTCCCCGGCTTCAGCTTGGCCCGAAACAGCGAATAGGACCAATGCAGCTTCGATGGCGGGTTGCAGTCGAAATAAGCCTTGAGGGCGAGATGCGTCCGACCCGTGGCCCGTGCGATCTCCGGCGCCAACTCGCATTTCTGAGCCAGACGCGACATCGCCGTCTCGATAGAGCCCCATGGTATTTGCGAAGACTCGTTGAAATAGAGGGTCACATATTCGGCACCGAGAATTTTCTCGACGCGCTCCTTGTCGTCGAGGCCTCCGATCCAGATTTGCGAGTGGTTGGGCAGTTCGAGGTAGAAGTCAGTCTTGTCGAAGCGAGCGCGCAAGGTCGGGAAGCACAGCTTCAGCACCTTGGGCAGCGTGTCGGCCCAGACAGACGTTTTGGCGTGGTTGAAACGGAAGCGGAAGATCGCGTGCCGACTGTTCGGCGCGTTGATGGCGCGCTGGATGATGGCTCGACACAGCAGAAAGGTCTTGCCCGATCGCGAGCCGCCGCGGAGCATGATGTTTCGCGCGGGGCCGGCGAGTAGGCGGTTGGCTTCGCGTTGGCGGGGGGTGAGGGTTGCGGGGGTCAGACTTCGGCCTTTCGGCCCGTCTTCTCCGACTGCTTGGCCTCCCGCGGCGGGATCGTCTTGATGGTGAGAGCGTATTCAGCGAAGAGTGCGCCGATGAGCACGAAGCTGGGCAATTCCGCCATCACAACAGCAGCGATGAGTTCGGCCGCCAGAAGCGGGATAAAGAGATAGCGCAGCCACCGATTATCGTCGGCGGGCTTATCTGGCCACAAGCCGGCGCTGATCGTCTGGGTGACGCCGAGTACGATCAGAAGGGTTTTCAGCGCCCAGTGATTGTCCGGCTTCAGTCCCCATATCGTATAGGCGACTAGCACCCACCACAAATACCGATGCACAGCATACTGCGTCATGCCAGTAAGCTGGCACCAGCGAATGATAGGCGGCTGAAACAGGTTCTTGCCGAGCCAGAGATCGAGGCGCTTCACAGCCCCGCATCCTCTTCGGTCACCGTGATCGCCACACCGCCCGTATGTTCGTGTTCGATCTTGTCGCCGTAGACCTTCGGACGAAGCTTTCCCGCCATCCAACGCCGAGCTTCGATGCGGAGTTTGGACCGCTGCACATGTTCATGATCGAGCACTGTATCGACAGACCCATCATCTCGGCGCCGCTCTATCCAATCATTCGATCCATCGTCCGCAATGTCGAGAATCTCGTCGAATATTGCGTCGGCCTGCGCCTCGCGCGCGCGCGCGTAACGCTCCCGAAAACTGGCGTAGCGATCGTCCGCCAGCCACCGGAACACTGTCGATTGCGACGGCATATCTTGGTCGCAGCATATCGAGCGCAGGCTGCGGGCGTCCGACAGCGCATCACAGATACGATCAGCCAATTCTTCCGAGTATTCAGATGGACGTCCAGTCATCGCACCCTCCTTCCATTCTGACGAACATAGGCCGCACGTTCCGCGGCAAGCTCTTCGCGACCCTCCTGAATGATCCACCGCCGAATGACGCGCCAGTTGGTCCGGTAATGCTCCTCGATGCCGTCCCAACCCATCATGACATAGGTTTCACGAAAGCACTTCGGCTTCGGGCGATAGGGACGGATCAAGCCCTCATTGCGCGACTTGGGTAGTAGACACAGGTTCGTGTCCCCGCTGCGGTCCATGCGGAAGGCTTGGTGCTTGGGCTGGATCGTCATGCGTTCCTCTGCGTTCGAGTGCTGGCGAAGATGGCGTGGACCCCGTGGGGCAAGACGGTGATGACGGCACCATTGCGCATGACGGCGCGGTGACCGGACCCAAGGCGAACCGAGCAGCGTCCGAGCGTTGCGGCGGTGTGGAAGGCTTTTGTCGACAGGGCCTCCTCTGCCTCCTGTTCGGTGCAAACCCGAACCCGCTCGATGAAGCGCTGGATGGCATGAGGGGTGATGCGCAGATCAGGCATGGACCATCGCTCCCTTCGCGATCTCGACGCAGAAGAGGGCGTAGTCTTTCGAGACCTGCCAGGTCGGAAACCGCCGGCGCAGTTCGACGATGTCGATCTTGCCCTGCCGAAATTCGATGAGGTCGAGGTGGAGCTTCTGGACGGTCATGCCCACTCACCACCCTCGCGCGCGCACGCGTATACCTGTGGTTTTTCTACTCTCCCTCTTTTCTTCTCTTTAGAAGTAAGGTGGTAATAATAGAGAGGGAGGCGCGTTTTTCTGCGGCTTACCACCTCATTACCACCTACCAAAATCGAGTGGTAAGCGGGTGGCGTGGTCAAAGGTGGGATGGAACATCCTGAAATATTATTGCGCGCATTACCACCTAAGGTGGCAAGAAACCGAGGTGGTAAGGCGGTGGTAAGAATGTGGTGAGGCGTCATGGTCGCACCCATTTTCGTCGGGTCTTTTTGGCGTCGACGTCCCAATAGGACTCGCGCACGAACCCGATTTCCTTGAGCGCCGTGCCGATCCGCATCTGCGCGCGCTTGTCCTTCCGCTCATGCGGGACACCGATCAGGTCGAGCGCTTCGGAGGCCGTGATCTCGTCGATCGTGCGGGCCATGCGCTGGGCTTGGTCGCGGATCGCCTTGCTGAGCGGTTCGGCCCAGACTTCGCTCTCGCCGCGGGTTTCGGTCTCGGCCTCGGCGATGGCGTTTTCGTCGTCTTCGAGCCACCACCGATTCCCTTCGCGGTACAGATGATACGCCTCGGCCCACAACTGGTCGCGTTTCTCGCGAATGCCATCCAGATCGATCTTCGAGACCGACACGGGCCAATAGCGCCGGTTGCCGGTGCTGTCGGTCAGATATCCGGTTTCGTCCGGGTTGATCGTCCCGAAGAATATGCACCGGCGCGGGTGGGTGCTGGCCATCTTGGCATAGGGCAGCACGACGCGATCGGAGCGCATCGAAATCATGCCTTTGACGGCATTGCGATCACGGGTGAGGATGGCCACGAACTCGGCCAGCTCGACGCACCAGGCACCCATCATCTGCATGACCATCTTGCTATGCTGATCGAAAAGGCTGACGGACTCGGCCGTGTGGTCCTCGCCAAACAGGGCGGCGATGGCAGACGATTTTTTCAGCCCCTGCGGACCCTCGAGCACTAGGACCGTATCGACCTTGCACCCCGGCTCCATCGCGCGCGCGACGGCGCTAATTAAGACCTTGGGCCCGATCAATTTGACGAACTCGGTATCGGGCGCGCCGAGAAGAAGCTGCATCCACCGATAAAGGCGTGCGGCTCCGTCCCACTTGAGCGTCGTCAGATAATCGACGACCGGGTTAAATGAATTTTCGCGGCACACGCGATCGATGGCCGGGCGGACATCACGGTCCTGCGGCTGATAATTCTCGCGCTCGAGCAGAAGCCGGATGTCAACGACGTCGGCGTCCTCAATCGGTTCGCCGCGCCATTCGATGCACTGCGTCATCTCGTTGAAGCGCAGGTTCTTGCCGAGTTCGGGAATGCCGCGAAGATGGGCAATCGTGTTGGTCAGGTTCCGCTTCGGCCCCTTGTCGCCCATCTGCAGGTTGTGCCGCCACGGGTTCAGTTCATGGACGATGGCCATCATGCCGCGCTCCGGAAATTGAGGTGGGCATGAACGTTCGTGCGCGGTTTGCGCAGCGCGCGCGCGAGATCTTTAGACGATATCCCCTCACCTGCCGTGATCAGGTCGGACGCCGGCCAATCAATCTTTGAGGGTGAACCAATCAGCAGCGCCGACGCCGGACGCCCATGCCAGGCGGGAGGGATGTTGGCATTCCGTCGTGCGGCTTGGGCCGCCCGGACATGCTCGAGACGTTGGCGGGCAAAGTCGCGCGCCCATGTCTTCGCGTCGGCGTGGACAGTGAAGCGCTGGGTGTTAATCGGCTCGAACAGCGTCGGCGCTTTGGAGTTGTTGACCGTGGCTTGCCCGTCTGCGTCCATCAGCACGATATCGGTGATGGCGACGTGCTCGATCGTCATCGGGCTCGGCGCGGGAAGAGCCACGGCAAGTTTCCAGCCATCGACATTCATCGCCGTCATTCCGCCCAGCGCCAGCGTTGGTGTCGTCGCCGGGTTGAGGTCGAGCATGCGGCACTTCCACATGTGCGCCGATTCCCATTTTTCGCGTTCTTTGCGCCGTGCCGCGCGCCAGAGCTTGTCGGGCGTGTCGGGTTCGTGGGCGTCAAGGGCGGCGTGGATCTCGGCGCAGGTCTTCGACATGGCGCGGACGTCGGCCATGTTCTGGATCGGCGCGGACAATGCCTCGTCGATCGGCGCAAACACCTGACGGACGGCGATCTCGGCCGCATAGGGCCCGGCGATGATGATGTCGCGGCGCCTCACAGCAGGCCCTCCAATGCGAGGGTGTTGCGGACGTCATCGACCGAATAGGCGGGGAACGCCAAGCCGCCTGCGTTCTGAACCGCTTGGGCGAATTTCTGCTGGTCGGGCTTGAGCTTGTCTCGCCCAATCTTGGCGTCGATCCAGACCGACCGGCCCTTGATCGTGGCCGCAATGTCGAGCCGCCCCTTCTTGCCGATCTTCACCGGGCGCCCGGCCTTGTCGAACAGCAGGCCCGGCGTTTCGATGTGGCACGACAGGCCGCCGATCTCCGAGATGAAGATGCGGATTTTGCGGACGAGGTCGTCGTGAACAACGCTCATTGGATCACCGTCACTTTCTCGGCCGCGCGCGTGACGGCGGTGTAGAGCCAGTTTGAGCGGGCATCTCGGAAGGCGCCGCTCTCATCGAAAACGATGACGTGATCCCATTGCGAGCCCTGCGATTTGTGGCATGTGATCGCCCAGCCGAAGGTGAATTCGTCGTATTTCTGCCGTTCGCGCCATTCGATCTTGTGTTCGGCGCCGACAAAAAATTCCTCCGCGACCTCGACGGTCAGCGGATCGCGATCTTCGTCAAGCGAGGTGACCTCGATCGACAGGCATCCGAACTTGTCGGCTACGCTGTCGGCCATCCACATACCGCCGTTGAATATGCTCTTGGCGCGCTTGTTCTTGAGGCAGATGAGTTTGTCGCCCGCGGTCGGGTGGAAATCCTCGGCATCGCCGGCGAGTCCCTTCAAGGCGCGGATGCGCCGATTGTAGGCGATACGCGTGCGGTTCATGCCGCATAGCAATTGATCGGACGCAAG